CTAAGTTTCAATTTTGAAATGCTTTCTTCTAGACAAGTAGGAAGAAAGTTATCTAGCAAACTAAATAAAACTACACAAGAACTTTATTCCGGAAATTATAATAATAGATTAACTAAAGAAGATCTACAAAAAGTAGAAATTGTTAGTGAATCTATTAAAAATTATTCCATTTACTACGTTGACATGCCCGGTAACGTAGATGATATTGAGGCAACTATTAAAAAATTTTCAGAAGAAGAATTTGTTAAGGGAAAGTGGTTATTAATATTACTAGACCATACTCTATTAACTAGAGGTAGACAAGGATCTTCTGAGCGAGAAACACTGTCCCAACTTCAACAGATGTTCATGAGGGTTAAGAAATTTGGTAGAAATACTATAATTCAATTAAGTCAAATGAATAGAGATATTGAAGATAAGGATAGAATACAAAACCAATCTATGCACTTTCCTATGCGTAGAGATATATTTGGCGGAGATAGCATATTTCAAGCCTCTGACTATCTTATAGTACTACATAGACCAGAAATTTTAGGTATAAAAATCTATGGGCCAAATGCTTGGCCTACTGAAAATAGAATATACATGCATTTTTTGAAAAATCGCGAAGGAGATCTAAAGGTTCTTCAGTTCTGGAATAATCTGAAATACAATCGTATTGAAGATATTTCTCCCCAACAAGAAAACACAAACTCTTTAGATTTTTAATTTTAAATTTTTTGCTATGACTAAAGCTATTAATTCTTTCGCAGTTGAGATTCCTTCACGTGATACCGATCCTAACTTGTTCTACAAAAAAGAACTGCTTGCCTTGATTGCCGAGAAATACCCGCAGTTTACTGTTTCTGGTAAGAATCCTCCGGCTATTCGTCGTGGAGTAGAGTATGCTAGCCATGGTAACTTGCTTACCTTCGGCACATCTAAAACTCATGATGTAGAATGGGTAGAGCGTACTGGTTACGCATGTGAAAAAGGTTATGCCCCTATTTACAATCTTGTAAAAGATTGGAAAGCTATCACAAATCGGTTGAATGATTTGTATAATGAAAAATATCCTGCCAAAATGCGCCTGTCTAATGGCACTGAAGTAGAATTTTTCGACAATTTTGTAAAAGTTGGATACAAGCGGGTTAACTATGCGGATATCCGTACTGCTAAAGTAGAAGCTTTAAATATTTTCTTTTCTAATCGTGACATTGAAGCCATGTACTTCAGTTTGGTACGATAAGAAAAAAATTCGATTAGTTAATATAAAGGGGACTACAATATAGGTGGTCCCCTTAAATTCTTTTTAAATGGCAAATAAAGTACTCATATTAGGTGAACCTGGAACAGGTAAAACCAGATCTTTAAAAACTTTAGATCCTAAAAGTACTTTTATTATTTGTCCAGACGAAAAAGAACTTTCTTTCCGTGGGAAAGATTATCAAACCATTTTCAAAGAAGATACCAAAAAATTAGATTTACAAAAGACTAATTTCTACGAAACAACTAGTCCTAAATTAGTTTTAGACTTGCTTAAGATAATTTCTGACAGCATGCCTCATATAAAAGTTGTTGTAATTGATACAATAACTTCTCTGCAGATTGCAGAATTTATGGACAAAGTTAAAGAGAAAGGCTTTGACAAGTATACCGACATGGCTTTAGATACTTATGTAATTTTGAAGTCATTACGGAAATTACGAGATGATTTAACCATAGTGGTTATGGCACACGTTGAGAATAATTATGATTCAGACGGAGTGTTGAGAACATCTTTTAAAGTTCCTGGAGGTAAACTTATTGGAGAAAAAATAAAAGTAGAAGGAATGTTTACTACTGTACTGTTTACTGAAGTTATTATGGAACAAGGAGTTCCTAAATATTACTTTATAACACAGAATAATGGTAAAAATACATGTAAATCTCCTGAAGGTATGTTTGATGATATAAGAATTCCTAACGACATGGATTTTGTCATCACTACAATGAAGGAATATCACAATAACTATTAATACATAGAGTTATATGAATATTTATAAGATGACTGAAGATGTTCTTGTAGAAGTAAAAGGACAATCTTGGATGGATGTAGGAATTCACGAAAATGTTGAACTAGTCGATATAGTTAGTGATACAAGCTCAAATGGAAACCATTTTCTTGCATTCTATTTTGAAAATGAAAAAGGTGAACGAGCTAGTAAAACTGAGTGGGAAGTTAAAGCTAAAGTTCCTTACGAACAGA